TTGCGTCTCGTAACGTAATACGGGTTCCCTGGTTGGAATGACAGAATCAGTCGACCTGAGGTAAACTTATCTGCGTTCACAACGAAGCGCACTACAACAGTAGCTCGGATTCCCATGTATCCCTTAACCTTCTCCAAATGGAAAGGGGACGCGGTAAGAAGTGCACTGTGAGAGAAATAACTCACATCTATTGGTGAACCTACAGCCTGAATTCCCTGTTGAATAGGGACTGGTTGGCTTAAAAGTTCACTCAGAGTTAATCTACTCCAGTCGGGTGCCCTCAAGAGGTCAAACCCTGCAGTCTTTCCCGCAAGTTGTGGGGTAGCAGTAGGGGCTATGTTATCCGTACTGAAGGACGTTGTGGCGTGTGATTGTGCCGCAGCGTCCTCTTGAACATGTACTATTGTACTTTCTTCAGTGGTGGCGGTCCGTTAAATAAGGAGGAGTAGCGCGTGGACCGACGCATAGCTCTCCTCCCGGAGTTTCCCTGGACGTTATACTCTGTCCTGGTGACGTACGACTAAACAGCCGAGAGTGTTACACACTAAAGCCTGACAGTGACCCTTTTGACTCCGTTTATCGGGGCACTGATGGTAACCAGAAGTGTGCCTGGGCATTCCGCCCCTGCCGCGCGAGTTTAACGTCCCCGCAGACGGGGGGGCCGGTCAAGTATGACCGGCCTCCGAAAGTTGCGAGTTTAAGGCCCCCGCAGGCCGGATGTTTTTGCACTTAAAAGTGCTCAGACATCCAGGGCGGAGAGTACTGCTGTACTTCCGCAATCTGGGCTGCCCACGTAGGGAGTGGAATGTGCGCACCATACTGCTCTTCTGCAGCGGCGACTAGCTGCGGAGCATAATGGTTATACACCTCCCTGCCGTGGAGTGACAATTCCCGTATGCTGTTGATCACGTTGTCTGTTGTGATCGAGAGCGCTGAGCCACCCTTCTTTGTGAAGTAGCTCATCTCGAGGACCGTGTCAAGGTCCAACGGGGCGACAATTCTGTCAAGCGCAGGCTCGTACCTGAACTCACGTTTGAGGAACGAAATCTCATGAATGCTGCGATAAGCAGGTGGGTTGAGATTGGTTTTGTCCTCGCACGTGTAGATCAGGCCTTTCGCAGGTGCGTGCGCCATGATCGTCTTCTGATTGAACACGTCAATCACGCTGGATGCGATGTTGAGGATGTTGTCGTCTCCATACATCTCCACCCTCACGCATTCCTCAAAGCCCTTCATGCTGAGGGACCTGGTTGGGTACATGTGGCGTGTGCAATCCATCCAGACAAGCCTGAAGGCAATCAGTCCGAAGATGGAGTTCATGATCGAGGTCAGGGGGTTTCCCGAAGGCAACCCATGGTCCTGCTCGTACACCTTTTTCCCCGTGAGGTAGCGTGGTTGCGAGAGCGACACCCCCACCGCGTCAATAGCGGTGTTCAGTTTGGGGTCCTCGAAGGCACACAAGCTCTTCAGCACCCTGATAACTGCGGTCAGGAGCTGGCACGATTGGCTGTTGTCGTAACCGGAAAAATCACCCGCGACCACATGAGGTCCAAGGCACGTGATGTGCCTGACGAGGTGTTCCCAGTCCTTTGAATAGGGATTGATTCCCACAGCGATGCCGTTGAAGATCTTGTTGTCGACCAAATCGCTCGCCACTGCTCCGAAGAGCATACGTGTGACGACGGTAGCGACAATGTCGTTGGCACGGATGATCCTGGTCTTACCAATAGACACTTTTTCGAGGGACAACTTTTCGTCCTTCAATGTGTCGATACTGATGAAGCCAGGGTCAATACCCGCCTTGCATGCCTCCAGGGTGGTGTTAACCTCCCTTTCAACATACTTTGCGCCGGGTGTGTCAAAGACAAAATCGCCCTCTTGGCCGAAGGCCGCGGTCTTCCCTGGGTTGAAGAGGCTCGGTCGGAATAAAGCCGACACGCCTGCAGATTTGGAACGAGGTATGGGTTTTAGGTTTGTGAGATCCTTTGTTCCCTCGACTGCTTCACGGAAAGTGAGCAGCCTGTTCTTGTTCCTGATGCAAGGCTTGAGCATCTTGACAACGCTGAGAACCGCTGCTTCAACATCCTGCTCGTTAGTAGTGACATTGACTGTCATCTGCTTCTTGTGAGCAAGATGGAGCGGCGATTTGACCGTGCCGTCAGGTGCCTTGAAAGGCGCCAGGCGTGCGAGCCCCTTGGTTGGGGCTCCAAGCACGCCATACAGTGGACTTTTGATGTATGCTGACTTCTCTGGTTGTACAGCACGCACGGGCAGCACGTCCACGACGTCCATTCTGGATTCGTGTTTAATGACGATGTCTGCCTCGATGTCCGCGTATATGCGCTCAATCTGAGGCCGGAGCTTGGCGATCTGTGTTCTGAGATAATCGCTTGTAATGATTGTCCCGTAGCCGATCTTGCCTTCTCCGCTGTCGCTGCCTGCCATATGAATCCCGAACAGCCGTTTCTTTGGCTCATTTGTGTTCAGGTACAGCAAGCTGCCACAGTCTCCCTCGCGCGTTCGCGCTTTGTAGAAGACTGTGTGTCTGTGTGTGTGACTCCCGATGGCGATGGGCTTGTCTACACACCTTGAATCCACTTCGTGGATCATGAGGCTCGTTGGAGCTCTGGGGGCGACGATGCTCACGTCGAAGTCGCGGTTGCGACCATACGAGAGCGAATCAACGAAGAATTCCACAATGTTCCGTGAATTCTGCATGAAGTCTCCGAATTCCACGATGGCCAAATCCCGATCATAATCGATAACAGTTCTCTCCTCGTCGAAGAAGTTACTGTAGGGAACAGCCACTCGCTTTGTCGGATCTCCATGTCGAACCAGAATCATCTGGTCCTCGTCTGAGATCTTGCCCGCCTCGCGCATCTTCTTCATCTGTGTGATGTAGTGCGCATTGAGCATTCCAACTCTGCCTGTGAGCATGGTGACTTTGCCTTTGGAATCCTCCTCGCTGATGTTCTGATTGGCAGTGTACATATGGTACACGTTCCTTTTGAGGAAACTGGCCACGAACGTGGGACCGAAGAGCGATGGCGTTTGCTCCTCGGAAAACAGTTCAGCGTGGTATTCAACCATTTCTGGCATGTCTGACCTTCTCAGTC